TTTCCACATGGCAGGTGTTGCAGGTATGTTCGGAGGATCTTTATTCTCAGCAATGCACGGTTCTTTAGTTACATCTTCTCTAATCAGAGAGACAACTGAAACAGAATCACAGAACTACGGATACAAGTTCGGACAAGAAGAAGAAACATACAACATAGTAGCAGCACACGGTTACTTTGGTCGTCTTATCTTCCAGTATGCTTCTTTCAACAACTCAAGAAGTCTTCACTTCTTCCTAGCAGTGTTCCCAGTTGTATGTGTATGGTTAACCTCTATGGGTATCTGTACAATGGCATTCAACTTGAACGGATTTAACTTCAACCAATCAGTTGTTGATGTTAATGGTAAAGTTATCCCAACATGGGGTGACGTTCTTAACAGAGCAAACCTAGGTATGGAAGTTATGCATGAAAGAAATGCACACAACTTCCCACTTGACTTAGCAAGTGCTGAGACAACAACAGTTGCACTAACAGCACCTTCAATAGGTTGACACTGTTAGTAAACTAAGATATAATGAGGGGAAATGCTCCCCTCATTTTTTTTATGAGATTAAATAGTACAAATCATTATTCAGAATGAACCCAGACGACAATCCATTTTGGGGAGAACCAACCCCTTCTGACCTGTGGGATGACATGAACAAGTTAAACGACCTATATGATAAATTACAATGGGATCATAGAGACTACTTAGACTTTAAGATTGAAGGTAATCATATTGTTATTAGAAACAGATCAAGAGAGGGAAGATGAAAGCACCTACGAAAGAAAAAAGAAAGTCTGTCTTTGCGGAGTTTCCATTCTCAACTTTAGGGAATGATACTTACACTAAGGCAGAGGTGAATGCTCTCATTAAGTATGCTATTGATGAAGCAAGAAAGATTGATGAAGAATCAATGCGTAAACATAATCGTGATGCTACTGTCATCAGTATGATATTAGGGTTCACCGCACTCGCACTATTCGTAGATGGTTTGCTAAGATTGTTAGGTATCATTCCTCCATTCATGCACATTGATATTGATGTACTCGATAAGATTGTGGATAGAGTAGAGGTTGATGTCATAGATAAAATTAAACAAGTACCAATTCAAAAAATATTTAATTATGGGAAGTGAAATGTACGCTATACGCGACTTATTATTATCATGTCCTCCAGTGTACACACTACCTGGTACATGGACTAAGTGTAATGCAATCATACCGCATTACAATGCCAATCCAAACATGACGTTTGGTATATCAGTTGCAGTAATCACAGTATTACTGGCAGGTTTTGGAGTGTACAAAGCATTCTTTAACAACAAAGAGTTAGCAGACCCTTGGGATGATCACGATGATTAGTTTCTTACTTTTTAATGCAGGTTTTTTAAACCTCTTATTTTATATCTTTGCGATTGGATTTGTAATCTCACTAGTATTAGAACAAGTTCTTAAGTTCAGACCTCTATCTGTTGACGCATCAATGAATGAGAGAAACATGTACATCGTACAGAGCAACAGAAGATACTGTTGGAGACAGGCATGGGTGACCAATTTGTTCTGGTTCCTATGTAACATCGGTTTGTATATCATATCAAGAAACATGCAGACACCATCGGATACTTTTTGGAATGGAATATGAAAATAGATACACAGGGTATGTCATTTGGGGATGGTAAGAGTGGCAGAACTCTTGAAGAGCAGCGTGCTGCTATCCCTCCTTTCAATCCTCCTAAGTTAAATATAATTAGTGATGCACTCAAGATAGAACTCAAAGATCTTATCAATGAGGTGCTAGATGAGAGAGAACACGAAAAGAAACTGGAAGGTCCTTATGATTTTCCAGAAGATGAATCAGATGAGTGGCTTTATAGGGGGACATATTGATGCAGTTTCATGGAAGAGATATACAACGTATGCTTCATGCGTGTGAGTATTATGCTGCTGTGGTTCGTACACAGGATGCAACCTTAGGATATCATTACGACAAGACTATCAGTAAGATAAAAGATTATGCACAAGAGATGGACTGCCCTGACTGTTGGGATCCAGAAAGCACATGTAATATAGAAGCACACTATCCGAAAACGTGGGACTGATTACCAGAAAGTCGGAAAAAAAATTCGGGTAATTTTTTACCCCTTAGATTTTTATGTTGATTTGGAATTCAAATTATATAATGCCTTCTGATCTGAAGGATAGGATAAAGAATGCAATAGAGGAAGATCATCTAGATAAGACCAGATTTTATTCCTCTTTTCAATCGGGAGATAAGTTCTCTGATTTATTAATTCCTTACTATTCTGAGGTCATCAAGGATATGATGTCAGACTTGGGGATGTTCAAGAGATCCCAGTATGATTTTAGTTTGTGGTGTCAGATGTATAACTCAGACACTGATAGTCACCCACTTCATGCACACTTCACTAGCAATGAGATCATATCCTTTACACATATCATTGACGCAACTAAACAGAGTTGCTTCTACTTCATAGACGATGATAACAATAAGATATACCCCACACATCAAGAGAGTGGAGACATCTTTGCCTTCCCTCCATGGAGATTACATGGTGTTGATCCAGTAAAAGAGGAGGGTGTTGACAGATTGATCGTAGCAGGTAATATAATGTTGAGATCATATCATAGACCAGAAGATAAAGTATCAGCATATTCTGAGAAGATAGGTAGAGGTCAATGTATATGGAGGTATCATGATTAAAGAATGTCCAGTATGTCAATCACGTTGGTTGGATGATCAACTGTACTGGGCTACAGGTAAGGAAGGATGCCCACATGACCTTGCAGGTCTACTGTGTAATGATATCAAGGATGATGCCTGTATAAATCCTTGTAAAGGTTCTACGTCTGGTCAGACGTGGGAGAAACGAAGACTATTCAACAACGAGGAATTCTAATGACTTGTGGAGATCACGAAAAGATGAACCCAGTTTCACATGCTTTGTATCATGTGAAAGAATGGGATAAGAAAGTGGCAAAGAAGATCCAGAACAAGTTTAACTTGTCTGATTATCAAATGCTTTGCCTTGCATTCGCTAAAGGATTTGTTATTGGTGCTATACTATTATGAAGGAGTTTAAAATTCCAGTTGCTATGATTACATTCCTTGCTGCTCAAGCGGGTGGTATGGTTTGGTTTTTATCAGGCATACAGAATAGAGTTTCACTTCTTGAAGGACAACGACTTAACAATGTGGAAGTCACAGCAAGTGAGAACAGAAGATATATCAGAGAGGTTATCATGCCTTCTTATAATATTAGTGACGCATGGTACAACCCACACTATAAAATGTGGTTAGAACAAGGTGGTTGGTCTGAAGTCAGAGAATGCAAACACGACTAGGCATAATTACTTAGTCTATGCTATAAATAGTATTGTACTTTGAAAGAGTTCAATGAGAAACCTCCCTCTCAAATCATCCTGTATCATCTTCGGAATTATATTTGGTACAGGTTGGTTTTTAATACCAATCGCATGGCAGCATCCAATTATTGTGTGACCAACACAATCCTCGCAGTGACGTGATTTATATGCTTAAATAAGACTAATTAATATAAAATATTAGAATATGTTATCAACAGCATACCGCCTACGGTTAGTGGGTATCTGTAAAGCAATCGCTGCAGAACAAGAAGTAAGTTTGGATGATATGATATGGGCAGAGAAATTATCAAAAAGGAATACATCAGCACGAGGTATGCTGAGTCAAGCAAGAAGGTTGACAACTGATGAAGATGGTTCCTGTTTAAAGTTCCTAGACCTAGGAGATCCTAAGTCAAACAAGAAAGGATTTAGTGGTGCTGATGACATAGCAGATTGGTTTCAGAATAAACGTAGTGACGATTGGAGACAAAGGGATTGACAACTGTAGTACATAGTGTTAATATAATGGTATTCACATTAGTAGCAGCAGTATCCTTTGTGATCTATGCAATACTAACTTACGATGATTAAATTTCTACTACTACCTATCATACTGGTTGGATGCACAGCACCAGTCACAGACCCACCTGCACACGCTTGTAGTCCACGTTTAGATGGTGAACCTACTTATTGTCCTGATACTTTGGATGATATAAAATTACCAAGGGAAGAGATCAGAGGTGAAGTAGATGTCTATGATGCAAGTCATTGGCAGCAGATGCAATACTTTTGGTTACGAAATGCTAGGAGAGAACAGATAGAAAAGAACATGACCCAACCTGATGATGCACTAGACAGTGCCTTAGCAGAGTATTTTAAGAATAAATAATAATGTATCACGGAGGTACAAATGAAAAATATAGAAGAACACATTAAAAAAGATCAAGAGATCGTTAATGATCCATTAGCAAATCCTGCAGCACGCAGACATGCTAAAGAAGAACTCCATGAACTAGAGGAGTACGTAGAGCATCATAAAGAAGAGATCGCTGCAGGCGATCATCACGATCCAAACGCACTAGAATTATTCTGTGACATGCACCCTGATGAACCAGAGTGCTTAGTATATGACGACTAACTAATGAAACTTTTTATTGATTCAGCAGAGGTAGATGTAATACGCTCTGCATTTGAAACTGGTTTAATTGATGGGGTCACAACCAACCCCACCCTCATACGAAAGAGTGGTAGAGATCCAGAAGATGTTTACCAAGAACTAATTGATATGGGCATCACAGATGTATCCATGGAAGTAGTAGGCAATGATGAGATCATGCTTGCTGAAGGTAGAAGACTTGCTAATAAGTTTGGTAAGAATGCAACGATCAAAGTACCCTGTACACCAGAGGGTCTATGGGTTTGCAAACAACTATCACCTGCTGTTAACGTAAACGTTACGCTTATCTTCTCACCATCACAGGCAATACTATCTGCTAAGGCAGGTGCAAAGTATGTCTCACCATTCGTAGGTAGAGTAGATGACAACTCATTCGGTGGTCT